CCAGTTCTTACATTTACATGGACTGGTGTATGTCAACTAAACCCATCTGGTGATGAGTGGTTTGAAGTTAATAGACTACCAGCTCTTATTATTAATAAAGAAGGTAACTTTGACCAATTAGTTGCACAAGTTGGAAACGCAATGGGTACTGTATGGAACTCATGGCAAACACAGTGGTCTGGTACTTCAACTACAAGACAACAAATTTCTTCTAGTACTTTTAATACTACAAATGCTAATTGGTGGAATACAACTGTTAATACATTTAGAGATACAACTACTAGAGTTACAACAACTACTACTCAAAGACAAAGAAGAACTGGTTTAAATACTCAAGTCATTGCACAAATTGATTATGAGAGTGATGGTGACAGATTACGTTCTACTGCATTAATTCCTTTCATGAGAAGTATTAATGTTACATTTACTGCACAAGGTTTAAAACCAGTTACTAGATTGTATCCTTTCTTCGATAAAGTTAATGTTGGTTCTTTTGTAACACCTAATGCAAATGGTTATTCTACTGCATCTTTAGGTGGTCAAATTATTGCAGATGGTAACGGAGAGGTCAGTGGTGTATTTACAATTCCAGACCCAAATGTTGCTGGTAATCCAAAGTTTAAAACTGGACAGAGAGTTTTCAGATTAACTTCTTCTGATACTAATCTTACAGTTCCAGAACCAGAAACCTTTGCACAAGCTACCTTCTCATCTACTGGTATTCTTAGAAATATTCAAGAAGAAATTATTGCAACTAGAAATGGTAGAATTGAAACTCAAAATGTTTCTGATACAAGAACCATTTCAAGTGCATCTTCTAGAAATGAAAGTAGAAGAGATTTAATTCGTTCACAAACTTTCAGAAACCAAAGAGAAGAAGAAGATGGTGAGGAAGGTTCTGACCCACTTGCACAAACATTTAAGGCTACTGAATCTGGTGGAGAAATGATTACTAAGATTGATGTTTTCTTCCAGAGAAAAGATGCAAACATTCCAGTTCTTTGTCAAATTCGTGAAGTTGTAAATGGTTTTCCAACTATTAAACAATTACCTTTTGCTGGAAAATATCTAAGTCCTTATATGAAAGGTACAGTCTCAATGAGTGCTGGTGGTACAACTATCACTGGTACAAATACAGATTTCTTAACTGGTACACACAATATTAAAGTTGGTGATACAATTACAATAAAAGGTGCTGGAAATACAACTTCTGGTGTAACTACAGATACAAAGAACTATGATGCTCAAGCACTTGTTGGTAAAGTTACTGCAATCAATTCAGATACATCAATGACAATTGATACAGCATCTGCAAGAGCTGTTTCAAGTGCAAAAATTAGTAATGTTAACTTGTCTGCTGATGCAACTGCAACAACAACATTCAGATTTGATGCACCAGTTTATGTTAAAGATGAGGTTGAGTATTGTATTGTTCTCTTTACTCCTTGTGAAAGTTACTTTGCATGGATTTCAAGAATGGGTGAACTTGATATTGGTGGTACAAGAATGATTTCAAAACAACCACACTTGGGTGTTCTATTTAAATCACAAAACAATACCACTTGGAATTCATATCAATATGAAGATATGAAGTTTACAATTCATAGAGCAAGTTTTGTTGCTGGTTCTAGTGGTAAACTTACATTAAATAATGATGTTGTTCCAAACCAAACACTTCCAGTTGACCCAATTAGAACTATTACTGGTCAAACATTTGTTCAAGTAACTCATCCAAATCACCATATGTATTCTACATCTAACAATGTTATTATTAGTGGAGTATCATCTGGTATTACTACAACACTTGCTGGTGCGATTACTTCAACATCACAAACAAGTATTACAATAAATGCAAATTCAGATTTTGTTGCAAGTAATGATGGTTCAAATATTTACATCAAAATAGGTAGTGAGGTAATTGTAGGTACTATTTCTGGAACAACAATTACTGCATCTACTAGAGGACTTGAAGGAACAGCTGCAACTCATTCTAGTGGTGCAACTGTAGAATTATATCAATTGAATGGTATACCTTTAACACAAGTAAATAAAACTCATACTGCACTTGCAAATGTTAGAATTGATAGTTATACTGTTGCAACATCAACAGCTGCAACTTCAAGTTCAAACCAAGGTGGTAATGCTGTAGTTGCAACTGAAAATGCAATGATTGATGGAACACAAACTCTACTTCCAACAGTAGTATTTCCAGATACAGAAATATCTGCTTCTATTAGAACTACGAGTGCAACTTCACCATCTGGTTCTGAAACATCATTCAACCTTCAAGGAACTACTTTTGCAAAATCTATTGTTCTTGGAGAAAACTGTTACTTTGATACACCAAGAATGATTGCAAGTCAGATTAATGAAACTAATGAACTTGCTGGACAGAAATCTTTCTATCTAGATGTTGACTTAAAAACATCATTGGAAAACTTATCTCCTATGGTAGATTTAGATAGAAAATCAGTTGTTGCGTTTAGTAACAGACTTGATAATATTAATAGTGCTGCTGATATGGGTGTAACTGCACTACAAGGTGACTATGTAAGTTCAGAACAACCATCTGGTGATAGTAACGAGGCAATTTATATTACAAGAAAAGTTGCACTTGATAATCCTGCTACTGGTATCAAAGTTATTCTTGATATGAATAGATTTGCAAGTGCAGACGTTAAAGTAATGTTCAAGATACTTCGTTCTGATGATGCATCCGATTTTGATGAAATTGGATATAATTTCTTCAATACAAATGGTGGCCCAGATAATGTTGTTAACGCATCACTGTCTGATTCAGATTTTAAAGAGTATGAATATACTGCGAACAATCTAGATGAATTTATTGCACTGTCAATTAAAATTGTGATGCAAGGAACTAACACATCTGAACCACCAAGAATTAAGGACTTGCGAGCAATCGCATTGGCAACATAATGGCAGATTATAAACCAGTAGAAGGTCATTCAGATTTATTAAAAGATATGCATAGTAAGGCAGTAATAAATACTAATAGAAATGCATATCTTGCTGCTGTACATAGAAAGAAATCTATGCAACAACAAAAAGATAGTTTAAGAGATGCAACAAGAGAGATAAATATATTAAAATCTGAGATGCATGAAATTAAATCTCTTTTAGTAAAACTGGTAGAAAAAGATGGCAGATAGAAACGTAGCAGCTAGTAATACCTTCGAGGAATTTAGAATAGAGTTCAATGAACTCGCAACTGACGTTGGTGATATTGCTAGTATTACTGGTGCATCTGGTATTATCGCATCTGCAAGTGATGTTGTAGAAGCTGTTACATTATTGAATACTGCTGTCAATGTATCTGATTTAGACGGTGCTGGTGATAGTGGAACTTTTGCAGTTGACTTAGACACGCAATCGTTAACCATCGCTGGTACTACAAATGAGATTGAAACTACTGCGAGTGGACAAACACTTACAATTGGTTTACCAAATAATGTAACGATTTCTGGTAATGCAACAATTGGTGGTAATATAACTAATGGTTCTGTGAACTTGACATTTCCTACAGTGGGTGGTACAATCTCTACTGAAGGATTCTCAATCGCACTAGCAACTGCGTTAGGATAAAAAGGAAAGAAATATGGCTAATAACTTCGTAAATAGTTTTGCAAGTATTCCAACTGCTGGTGAGTTTTATCAATCTACTGGAAGTGCGACTGATAATGCTACAGGCCCACAGTTAGTTTACAATGCAAACAATGGTTCAAGTGGTGTTAATTCAATCTTAGTTGAGTTGGACGCTGCTAATACTGGAACTGCTGGTGTTGCACTATCTTGTTTTATTCAAGATACTTCTTCAACTCTGGGGTCAATCACAAGTATTGTATCTTCAAGTGATATTGCAACTGTAACAACTGGTTCTGCACATGGATTAAGTGTAGGTCAATATGTTATGGTAACTGGTTCAACAACTGCATTTGTAAACGGAATGTATAAGGTTGCATCTGTTCCAAGTACAACAACATTTACATATGCACAAAATTCTGGTGCATCTAATGGAACTGCAGCTGGAACAAAAGTAATCTTCAAAGCATTTCACATTGTTAAAGATGTTACAATTCCAGCGTCATCAACACTAAAGATTGTATCTGGACAAAAGATTGTTCTGAATTCAAATGACAAGGTATATGCGTATGCAAGTGCTGCTAATGTTGATATAATCGCTGGTATTCTACAAGAGGTATCGTAATATGTCATACATAGGTGCGTCAATTGAAAATAGAGTTAGTCCAAAGTTCTTGAAAGAGGACTTTGTTGGTGATGGAAGTGCAACAACTTTCACTCTAACAAATGAAGTGCCTGGTGGTTCTTCTCAGAACATAATGGTTGTTGTAAACAATGTTGTTCAAGAACCAGACGTTGCTTATACTATTGGTGATGACTCAAGTGATAAACCAAAGATTCTTACATTTACTGGAACGCCTGCAAACGGTGATAGTATCTATGTTATTCATCACGGTTTAACAAGTATTCTACATTCACCTCCTGCTGGTTCAGTTGGTGTAACTGAATTATCAGACCAACTAAAAACATTTACTACGGATACATTTACTGGTAATGGTTCTGCAACTACAGTGACCTTATCAGAAATTCCAGCAAATGCAACTCAAATAATGGTATTTGTTGACGGTATTTTACAGAAGTCATCCACAAACTATTCACTCAATACGACAACTGGAGTGATTACATTTACAGCTGCACCAGACAATGGTGCAGAAATTGAAGTGAAACACCTTGGTATCAGAACAACTGCAAGAAGAGCAGTATCAATGTTCTTAGATAACTTTACTGGTAATGGTAGTGCTACTGCATTTACTTTAAGTAACAGTGCATCTGTAAATGATGTATTTGTTTTTTACAATGGTGTTGCAATGAAACCAACAACGGACTATGGTATATCTGGTTCAACTTTAACTTTTACCTTTGCACCAGCAAATAGTTCGCAGATAATGGCGAGGTATTTCGTATAATGGCTAGTAACGCAAAACTTTTAGCAGAACTTTTAGAAGCAGATGGAGATGTTCTATCATCTGCATTAGACAATGTTGTAGGTGGTGCTGGATTTTATTACACAAATGCTGGTGCAGCTACTGGTAATACAAGTACTGGTAAAAACGCAATCATTCGTGTAAACAATAAAGCAATCACTGGTAACACTACGATTGGTGCAACTGAAAATGCATCATGTGCCGGCCCAATCACTGTAAATAGTGGAGTAACACTCACAGTGAATAGTGGAGGAAGGTTTGTAGCAGTATGAGTACAATTATTGGAACAACACTTAACGCAGATACTATCAGAAAAACTGGTGGTTCACTTGGAACTGACATAAGAATTAAAAACACCTCTGTTATTGAACATGAAGGTGGAACAAGTTATAATGTAAATCTTTCACAATCAGTTGCTAAAGGATGGATTTTATTTCAAACCAGAAATACTGATACAATTCATGATAGTCTAAACGCAACTTCGGTTACTGACCTTGGCCAAGGTCTTAGTAAAATATCAAATACACAAAATATGGCTTCTGCTGATAAAACTATTCTCGCTGGAATGTCATCTGGTTCTTTTAATGGTACTGTCCTAATGCCATCAGATAATGGGGGTGACAATGATTGGGATTTAGCATCCAACTATTATCATATCTCTGGTAGAGGTAATGGTTCTGGAATTTCTTTATATGACCAAGAAAGAATCGCAGTATTAGTATTTGGAGAATCAGCATGAGTACAATCGTAACGGATACATTACAAGGTAAAACTTCTGCAACCAGTATTACTTTACCAACAACTACAAATATCGGTGCAACACCTTTAGTGAGTGCGTCTGCAACCTCTATGACAATTCGTGGTGAGGGTAGTGCAGTTACAAATATTCAACAAGGATTAATAAAATCTTGGATGAGAGTAAATATGAATGCTAGTACTCAAGATTTTGATGATAGTTTTAATCAGAGCTCTGTATCTGATGGTGGTGCCGGCGAATCAACTTGTAATTTTACCAATAACATGGCAAACTCAGATTGGGTTGGTCTTTGTACTGTAGGTTCATCTAATAGATTTATTGTAAACAACGCACCGAATACAACAAGATTAAAAATGGAATGTTATGCTGTCAGTACAACAACAGCAAATGACACAACTGATGCCCACGGTGCAGTTCTTGGAGATTTAGCATGAGTACAATAAATGCAACTAATATTGTTGCTGACGCATTAGTTGGTAACACCTCTGCAAACGCAATCACAGTTCGTGGTGAGGGTTCTGCAACCACAAGTTTACAACAAGGTTTATGTAAAGTGTTTTCTACTGCTGATACGAGTTCCAGCAACACAGTAGTATCAAGTCACAATACTGCTTCTATTACGGATATTAATACTGGTGTTATAGATACTAATTTTACATCTGTTATGTCAAATGGAGACTACCATGAACAAGCTATTGCTGATGCTTCTTTAGGAGACTATACTATAGGAAATACTACTGATGTACACAGTACTGCCTCTAAATCAAGAAGTTATAATGTGAGAAGAGATAACGGTGCTCTTCTTGATGAACCTAAAGCTGGTGTAAGCATATTTGGAGACTTAGCATGAAGACTCCAGAGTTTCAAGGAACACATTTATGGGATAGACTTAGTTGGGCGAAAGAAAACCTTGAACCTTTTCAAACAGAATATTGTGTAGTGTATGAAGATAGTCCAGATGAACCAGCTAAGATTTTACACGCAGACCCAAACTGGATGGCGTGTGCATTGCAAGGTGGAATCTTACCACCAGTAAGTTCATATTGGGAACTTGCAAAAGATGAAGCACAACCAGACTTTGTAAAACATACAAGAGGAAAAGAATTGTTACATGATATAAAACCAATTGATGCTATGACAGAGGAACAGGCCATTGAATATTTAATACAGAAAGATGTTCCTATGTCAGTATGGCAAAATTGGAATCAAGGTAACAAACCCAAGATGGTAATCTGTCGTAGAAATCAACTGCCTACGACAAGAGAATGGCGAAACTCATGGAAAATCGCTGAAGACGTTGCAGTTGACATGGCCGCATAATTAGGAGATTAATATGGCAAATTCAATTATTGATAAAGACGGTAAATCCATTGATGCTTCCGAAGCAACTGTGCCCTCCGATAGACATTTTCGTGGTGCATGGGTTATTGATGGAAAAACCATTTCAGAAGATATGACTGAAGCGAAAAAAATCTTTCAAGATAAAATTCGTGAAGTTAGAAAACCTCTTTTAGAAGCAGAAGATGTGGTGTATATGAAAGCACTTGAAGCTGATGATGCATCTGCAAAAACTGCTTCAGTTGCAAAGAAGAAAAAACTTAGAGATGCACCAGCTGCTTCTGCAATCTCAAGTGCAGATACAATTGCAAAATTAAAAGCTGCATGGGATACTGCAACTTTGGGTGATTCACCATACGCATAAATATGTTTAAAGGAAAACAATAATGAGTTACATTGGATTAGAACCATCACACGGTAGTTTTGACAAACAGTTAATCACTGGTGACGGTTCAACTGCGACATTTACTCTTGAATTTCCAGTTGCACAAGCAGGACAACTTCTTGTGTCACTTGATGGTATTATTCAAGAACCTTCGTTCTCATACAATATTTCTTTATCAACTGGTTCACCAAAAATTACTTTTGCGTCTGCACCAAGTAATGGTTCTAGAATCTTTATTGTATTCCTTGGTCGTTCTACAGTATCAATGGTGTCTGCACTTGCATCACCACATATTGATGAGTTTAATGGTAATGGTTCAACAACTGTATTTACATTAACGCAAGTACCTTCTGCTAGTAATGCATCTAATTTTATCGTATTTGTAGACAATGTTTATCAGAGGTATGGTTCAAGTTATGCGTTTACAGTAAATGGTGCAACTTTAACATTTACTTCTGCACCACCAAGTGGAACAAATAATATACAAGTGATACAACTATCACAAGCTAACACACTAAATACTGTTGCAGATGGAGCAATCACAAGTGCAAAATTATCTTTTGACCCTGCTGATGACGCTACTGCACTCGCAATCGCTTTAGGATAAAAGGAATATGGCAAATACATTTAAAAACGCATCATTAGTTTCAGTCAATCACGCCGCTCTTGCAACTTTATATACTTGTCCAGCGTCAACAACTGCAATTATCTTAGGACTTGCATTGACAAACAAGACAGACAATTCTGTTACTGCAACTGTACAAATGACAGATAACTCTGCAAGTACAACACCGTTGTTACTGAATGAAGTTACAATTCCAGCAAACACAACACTTGAAGTTTTCGCTGGTCAGAAATATGTACTAGAAGCAAGTGATATATTAAAAGTTCAGTCCAGTGCAGCTACATCTCTTGATGCAGTACTAGGATTGATGCAGATTACATAGGAGTAACGGATGCCGTTTTTAGGAACAATACCAACTCAAGGTTTTGTTAGTTCGTTTCCAAAACAGTCTTTTACCCCAAATGGTTCAACGACTGTTTTCACATTAACAAATCCAGTTGCGACTGCAAATGACCTTGAGGTCTTTGTAGGTAACGTAAGACAAGAACCAACTGCGGCTTATTCTGCAGCTGGTAATACTCTTACTATGACTGAAGCGCCTGCATCTGGTTTGAACTTCTATGTTATCAATAAAAGTTTCGCACAAGTTACAACTAATCCACCAGATGGTTCTGTAACTTCTGCAAAAATGGCATCTGGAGCTGCTGTTGGAAATATTGGAACTGGTGCGATTGCAACTGCAAAACTTGCTGATGATTCTGTAACAACTGCAAAACTTGGACTTACAATTGCGTCTGGAACTGCATCTCAAACCCCAAATGCAAATAATACAACTTATAATGCTGTAACTGGTCTTACTATTCCAGATAAAGCTTTAATGATTGTTCAATTCGGTTTCAATGTTAAAAGTGGAGAAAATGGTGCTCCAGGCAGTAACGCTGTTTGTACTTGTAATATTGCTAACAATGATGGTTCTCTTTTTGAAAATGGTACTGCAACTTTCCAATCTGGTATTGATACCAATCCAAAAGCTGGATACTCAAATGTTCGTGGTCAAGTATGTTATTTTAATAATACTGGTTCTGATTTAACTAATATTAAAATACAACATCAACAATATGCAGATGGTACATTTAATGCTTCTGATGTTTATATACATTATAAAATTGTAGGATTAGGATAATGAGTAATCTTTGGGATAAAGTTAAACACATCTATGCTGATGCAAATCAGACTGATGGTTATGTAGAGGAAGAAGGTGGAAAGTATACTCTCCATTGGACTAGTACTCGTTACAGTAAACCAACTGATAAACAGTTAAGTGATTTGAAAGATACTGATGTTGAAGCTGGAATAAATTTAAATAAATTAAGAAATGCAAGAGATTTGTTATTACAACAATCAGATTGGGTAGTAATTAAAGAAAGAGAAGAGGGTGGTTCGGTTTCTAACTTTGCAGATTGGAAGAAGTATCGTCAAGAACTTCGTGATATAACTAACACATATAAGTCACTAGAAGATGTAAAGTGGCCTACTGCACCTTCGGAGTAAACAGATGCCATTAAGTAAAATACAATTCGGAAATACTGGTCGTAGAAATCTTATAATTAATGGTGCTATGCAAATAGCTCAGAGGGCAACTGCTGCTACTAATACGGCTGGAGTAAGTGTTTACAGAACTATTGACCGTCTTAAACTGTGGAAAGATAATGATGGAGAGTATACAACTGAACAGTCTACTGTGGCTCCAGATGGATTTTCTAACTCTGTAAAATGTCAAGTTACAACTGCCGATACTTCTCTTGCAGCTGCTCAATACGCTGTTTTTGCTCAGAACATTGAAGCACAAAACTTACAACACCTTGCTTACGGCACCAACTCAGCGAAAACTATTACAGTATCATTTTATGTACGTTCTAATAAAACTGGAACATACGCTCTAGCTCTTGAAAAACAAGATAATACCACCTATAGATATATCAAAGAATTTAGTATAAGTTCTGCTGATACATGGGAACGTAAAGAAATAACAATAGTGCCCGATAGTAATATTAAGGCAGCTGCTGGTGCTATCAACAATGATAATGGAATAGGTTTTAGAGTTTTTATTATACTTGCTATGGGTTCTGATTACTACTCAGGCACTACTAATGATGCATGGAATTCTGGTGCTAATGCCTATAGTACAAGTAATGTAGTAAACTGGATGGATAATACTAGTAACAATTTTTACTTTACTGGTTTTCAAGTTGAGGTTGGCAGTGTAGCCACAGAATTTGAACACCGTTCAATTGGGGAAGAGCTTACACTTTGTCAAAGATACTATTACGAACATATAAGAGGAATAAATGGGGAAAGAAAATTTGTTGGTGGTGGTGATTTTTATGTAACAACCCAACTTAATTGTCATATATCTTTTCCAACGACAATGAGAACTACTCCAACACTGGTACAAAATAATGGAACAGATTTCATGGGTTGGTGGGGAGGCGCTCAATCTGGTGACATAAGTGCTGCTTTTAATATATTCTTACCTAGTGAAAACCTAACATCTATGTATCTAAATCCAGATGATGACCCAAGTTCAGCAGGCATAGGTGCCAGGGTTTATATAAAAAATGCTGCTAATGTGTCTGGTACAACAGGCTGTTTTTTAGCATTTAATGCTGAACTTTAAAGGAGTTGATAATTATGGATATTAAAAATGCAGAATATAAAAAAGCACAAGAAGAAACAGAAGTTTCTTCAATTCTTGCAGTTATTGATGGATTAACTTGTTCTATTCCCTTAGTTGAGGGTAACGCTGAATATGATGAAATAATGAAGCGAGTTAAAGAAGGCACTCTAACTATCAAAGATGCAGACTAAATATGATAAAGGAAATTAGATAATGCCGTTTATAGGAACACAACCAGAAGTAGGTGGATATTCAGTTTTAGATGCTCTGACAGCATCTGCAACTGCAAGTTATACACTACAATTAAATAGTGCAAACTTTTCACCAAGTTCTGCAAACCAACTCCTTGTTTCACTAAATGGTGTGATTCAGAAGCCTGGTTCTTCATTTACTGTATCTGGTAGTACTCTTACATTTTCAAGTGCGTTAACTTCTAATGATAGTATTGATTTTATTCTTGCAATGGGTGAACCTCTTTTGATTGGAACACCAAGTGATGGAACAGTTTCTACTGCAAAGATTGCTACTGACGCTGTTTCTTCTGCAAAGATTGCTGACAATGCTGTTGGTACTGATGCTCTTGACCTTACAGCAAACTATACATTTACTGGAACGATTGCTGGTGTTAAAGGCCCTGCTTTCAAAGCTCGTAAAAGTTCCGCTCAAAATAG